ATAGAATCTCCTGGCCTGCCTTCCCTCGCTGGCCAGTTAGGTTTGGGGGCTATGAGCGAAATTGGCGGAGTTTTAGCAGGCGGCGCGGCAGGTGTTGGCGAATACCTACGGGGTGGTTTGAGCGGACCCGAGTATGTGTACCCTTTTAATGAGCCTGCTACGGCTGAAAGTATTCGAGATGCTCGTGAAGGTACGTCTGAATTTGTCGGCGGTTTGTACGATGCTGGCCCTGAAGCCCAAGAGTTTGGTCAAGAGATCATGCGGGGTATTGGCGAGGAGATTGCTCCGATTGCAGAATATGCGATGAAGGGTCCGATTATGGACGAGCGTGGCTTGAACATGTTGCCGCTCATCGCTCAGAAGCTTGGCATTCCTGCTTATCAGCTTGCAGAAATGTTGTTTAATAAACTGCCAGAACGAGAGCAAGAAGCGGCGATTTGTGCTTCAGACGTTTTTCTTTAAAGAATAACCTCCCGCAGATCCCCGCAGTTTCGGTAAAGGTGAAAGTAAGCACCGTTGCCCTCTAACTTCCTGATCCTTGGCTCAATCAGCTCGTCAAATAACTCTTCTGCGCACTGCCGAGTTTTAATGAAACCGCCGCGCTTGCCATCGTGGTGATACTCTTCTAGCTCATAAACGTCTTTCATAATGTTCTCTCCATATGTTGAGTAAAAATTTTGCCTCTGGCCCCGCGCCGTGCTCACGTTGCAGCGCCTTTCTTACAGCTTTTCTCTTTTCATTCAAAGACTTATGTTTCATGTGAAACATTGTTCGGCTTATTGTCTCGAAGTATTTGTCCATTTATCTTGGTCTCCGCTAGAATGTTTTCGAGCAGCTCAACTATCTGCCCGTGATTCTCTAAAACAACTTCAGCTTCTTCTTTGTCAAGTTCGATAATGATCTTACTCATGGATTGTCTCCTGTTCCGTGTTTATATGCAACAAATTATAATGTGTTGCACAACGACTCGCGCCGTGCTTTAATCAAATCTCGATTACGAGGAGATATTATGACTGCCCAAGAGAAGAAAGTGTATTACAACCGCGTTCGCCGTACCTGTAGGCTGCATGAGATTGATATCGTTTATGACGGTGTGCCGAAGATGTATTGCGCTGTTGAGTTGGTCAAGGATGGTAGCGTGATGTTTGCTGACCGCGCCCTTGGCCGCAGGCCGCTCGACATTGATTGGAAGCGGCTTCATGAGGAGATGGTTAAGTACGGCTACAAGGGAGGGGTCAAGTGATTCGACCAATAACGCAGATTAATATGATTTACGGCTACTGCCGCGTGTCCACGAAGGAGCAGTCAAAGTCCGGGGTGTCGATTCAGACTCAGCAGTCTCTGATCAGTGAGTTTGTCAAAAACAAATACAATCGGCCGGTTGATGAGTGGTTTATTGATGACGGTGTGAGCGGCACGATGGATATTCTTGAGCGCCCAGCATCCCGCGCTATGACTGACGTTATGGATGTGTCGGACGTTATTGTTTCTACCCGACTTGACCGGCTGTCTAGGTCAACTTCTGATTTACTGTCGATGATCCCGGTTCTCCAGGAGACCAATATCACGTTGTTTTTCTGCGAGCAGTTTGGTGATATGCCGATTGTTTACCCTAAGTTTGAGGATGAAAAGGGCCTTAAATCACGGTTTGATATGTCGGATATGGCCAACAAGATTATGCTGATGGTATTATCCGCTGTGGCTGAAATTGAGCACGCCAACATCAAGGACCGCTTTGGCGAGGGCAAGGTTGACTGGGCTTCTCGCGGATTTTCTATCGGTGGGTCCGCGCCGTTTGGTTATACCTTCGAGCCTGTGAAGATTGGTAACAAAACCCGCAAACGACTTATTGACCACCCTGAAGAGCAGCGCGTGTTGAAGTCGATTTACCGCCTTCAGTCCCGTGGTTTAAGCAACCATAGGATCGCTAAGCAGATTAATAGCCTTTACCAAGATCAAAATATGTACGCTGCTAAAATAAAGCGTATCCTAAATCGTAAATATCAGGGCTTATCAAGCGCCGCGTAAGGGTTTAATATGGGCATTCACATAGGAGTAGTTATGACTGCTTTAGAAGACATTCAATTAGCCATCGCTAAGCTCAACGCTTCGCTTGAACAGGATTTCATGACGGACGCTGTGCGTGAGATCATGACGACTGCAATTGTTCATCTGCGAGATGCTGAGAGCCAGCTTCTGGGCGGTTAGTTATGGCACAAGAAGGATGGGGTCGCGGTACATGGGGCTTAGGTGCTTGGGGGACTCCCCTTTACGTTAATGTTTCGGTAACGGGGCAGCAGACAACTTCGGCGGTTGGATCTATGGCTGTCGTCGCTGGCGCTGTTGTCCAGCTCACCGGCCTGCAAATTAATTCAGGCCTTGGTGCCCTGACCGTAGCTGCCGAAGCAAACGTCTCCCCTGCGGGAAGGCAGACAAATTCCGCAGTCGGATCGCTTACGGTCAGAGCTAAATCTAATATAACACCAACTGGGCAGTCGATCACATCTGGCGTTGGTTCGATTTCTGTGGTAGCTGCGTCGATTGTTCAGCTTACCGGCGTTCAAACTACATCCGCTGTCGGTTCTCCAACGGTAGATGCTGAGGCGAATATCACGCTTGCCGGTCAGCAGATCACGTCCGCTCTCGGAACTCCTACAGTCAGAACGGTTAACAATGTATTTGTGACTGGTCAGCAGATAAACTCGGCTGTCGGACAAGTTTCAACAGTTTCCGGTGCGGTAGTTTCATTGACTGGGCAATCGGTTACAATCGAGCTAGGTACGCCTTTAGTTTGGGGCGAGATAGTTCCGGGGCAAGACCCTCGTTACAATGTTATTAGCACTTCTCAAAGTCCGGGCTACAGCCCAATCGATACCAGCCAAAATGCTGGTTATGATCAAATTAAAGCAGGGCGCGATGCTGCCTGAAGAAGGGGATAAAAAATGGCAACTTTTGTAAATGATTTGCGGCTAACCGAATTAGCGACTGGAGAAGGCTCCGGTTCTTGGGGCACGACCACAAATGTCAGCTTAGAGCTAATTGGCGAAGCTTTAGGCTACGCGACCCAGCAGGTCTTCGGCTCTGACGCAAACGCAACGACTACGGTTGCGGATGGTGCTTCTGATCCTGCTCGCGCAATGTACTTTAAGGTTACGTCTGCGGGAAATTTGACTGCGACGAGAACCTGTACAATTGCACCTAATACTGTAAGCCGCGTGATGTTCATTGAGAACGCAACGTCTGGCTCTCAGTCAATTGCAATCTCCCAAGGCTCTGGCGCGAACGTCACGATCCTGACCGGAAAAACAGCAGTCGTTTATCTCGATGGTGCTGGTTCTGCTGCAGCGGTTGTCGATGCGATGGCGGGGGTCGATCCTGGTGTGACGGATACGCTTACAGAAGTGCTTGTTGCGGGTAATGCGTCAGGTGGCACTAATATCGAATTAAGCACAACCGATAAGGTTCAATTCCGTGATGCAGCGATCTACATCAACTCAAGCGCAGACGGCCAGCTTGATATTGTCGCAGACACAGAGATTCAGATTGCTGCGACTACAATTGATATTAATGGCGCTGTGGATATGGCGAGTACTTTAGCGGTTGCAGGTGTTGTAACAGCCAACGCAGGTGTAGTAGTAGATAACATTACAATAGATGGTAATGACATATCCACAACCAATAGTAACGGTAATTTAACACTTACACCAAACGGTACAGGTAACGTAAATATAAATTCAGACACCTTAGCTATCACGGGAACGGAAGGTGAATCAGCTAGTTTAGTTCTAGCTGCCGATGAGTCTGATGACAATGCTGACATCTGGAAAGTAACAAGCAATACAGGCAATACGCTTACCATTGGCAATCAAATATCAGGTTCTGTTGTAGACCACATTACGATTACGCCTAATGCAACAGTTTCTAATTCAACAGCGGCATTTGCAGGAAAAATTACAGCGGCAGGCCTAGTAACAGCCAACGCTGAATTACAAGTCAATGGCACAGGAAATGTTGCTGTATTTGAAGCAACAGATGGCCCCGCTTATATTCAGATTAAAGATGATGATGGAACTTCTGGTTTTATCGGCGTTGATGCGGGGGCGATGGTGTTCCAAACATCAGGGGCAAGTTTTGCTAGTAAGTTTGTTATAGCCGCAGACGGCTCACTCAGCACCCCAACGCTAGGAACCTCTAACGTCCGATTCGGTGTCAACGCAGGTAACAGCATTGCAAGTGGTGGTAATCATAATGTTGTCGTGGGCGATGAAGCAGGTACTGCGATTACTACGGGTGATGGTAACGTTGCAGTTGGTTATAAAGCAGGAGAAGCCGCTACTACTGGTTCTTATAATACTTTATCGGGGTGGAACGCAGGTATTGATATAACGGTGGGAAATAATAACGTAGCAGTAGGTGATGCGTCTTTATATACAAATACACAGGGTTCAAGGTCTGTTGCCATAGGATCAAATGCTTTACTTGCTCAAAACTATGGCAGTGCTACAAATGCTTACAACACAGCCGTTGGCTATAGCGCAGGAGCCGCAGTCACCACGGGCGTTCAAAATACCCTTATAGGTGGTCTTGCAGGTGATGCACTTACTGATGCTGACTTTAATGTGGCAATAGGTGTTACAGCTCTGGGTGGAGATACATTAGGAAGTAAATCTACAGCTATTGGTTACAGCACCCTCGTAAATCAAAACTTTACATCAGCTACTGATACCTTTAATACGGCAGTGGGTTTTGAAGCAGGTCAAGCAGTAACCACGGGCCTTAGCAATACGCTCATTGGTGGCGCGGCAGGTGATGCTCTAACTGACGCAGATTTTAATACGGCTGTTGGTAAAGATGCGTTAAGTGCAGATACATTAGGCAGTAAGTCAACGGCTATAGGTACGGGGACGTTAGGAGCGCAAAACTTTACTTCGGCTACAGATACTTTTAATACGGCCGTTGGATATTTTGCAGGTATAGCAGTAACCACAGGCACAGCTAACACCCTCATTGGCGGTTTAGCTGGTGACGCAAATACTACAGCATCTGACAATACAGCGGTCGGTTATGCTTCTTTAGGCGCAAACACTACTGGCGCAAGCAACACCGCACTTGGTAGAACAGCAATGCAATTCAATACTACTGGTGCTAATAATACCGCAGTAGGCATGGATGCGTTAGCGAAAAACACCACAGCAAGTAACAACACAGCAGTTGGAACAAGTGCTTTAACCGCAAACACCACGGGTGCTCAAAATACCGCAGTGGGTCAAGAAGCCGGAAAAAGTAACACAACAGGACTGAGTAATTCTTCTCTTGGTAGACAAGCTTTATCTGCAACTACCACAGGTGATAATAATACCGCTGTGGGTCAGAGA